CATAGCAACCTTCGTGCCGTCGGCGGATATGTCGAGTGCCTTTTCCACAAACTCCCTCGCATACTTGTACGGCGGGTTAGTGATAATATCCCGAGTATTCGGAGTACCCCCCCCAATTTTGAGAAAATCGATAATCTGCGTTCCGGGATAGCCTCGGTCATATAGATCGCTTGATAGAACATCATGCCCTCTGTCTGCAAGCACCTTCGACAAATGCCCTTCGCCACACGCACACTCCCACACTTCCTTTCGGAAGGGTTCTATGTCAAGCAGTAGTTCGGCTGCTCTCGGCTCGGTCGCATAGTAGTCGTTTGCTTCGCGTTCGCCCTCGGAGTGATTGCTTGCGCCGTTGCAAGTAAAGGCGGCCTGCTTGTTTCCTATCCAATCTTTCATATCAGTTCCCCTCCAAACACTTCGTCGATTATCGCTATCGGATCGAATCCTGTCAGATACTCGCAAGCCTCTATTGCCCCTGCGACTGTCTGGCGGTGGTCGGCTGCTTCGGACAGATATATCTTGTAAGCCGTCAGCACATCTGACACATAGTCCGATTTAAGTTCTTTGTCCTCTAATACTGATGTTTCCCACAGTGCGGTTATAAGGCAGGATATGTTGAGATAATTCGTCATTCTGATAATCTGATTCACATCAACCTTGTTCATAGGGTTTTTCTTTTTCTTTAATCGTTTCATGGCCTCTTACCTCGCTTTACTGCTTCAATCTTCGCCGCTCGGGAAAACTCCACTTCTTTCCGGGCAAAGTCCTTTTTCCGTTCCTCGTAAATCGCTTCAAGCTCCGCTTTATATGCCCTATACCGTTCGCAAACCGAGTGGCAGCCTAAAAACCGTTCGGGGCAATCCCTGCAAGGGCTTTGTAGCGGGCATATCCCGAGTATTATTTTACCTCTTGTTACCATAGTCATTCCTTTCCAAGAATATATGTTGTGATCGCGATTATTGCGATACCCACAATTAAATCAGTCCACATCATCAAGCACCTTGCAATCCTGCACCCAGATAGATGTTGTTGCGGTATTGTTTGCTGCTGCTATCTGCTCCACCGCCTGCACATATCCCGGCGCCTCTACGCAGGTTCGCTTTATATCTCCGTGATTTACGCGGTATTCGATATTAAATGTCATTTTCGCCCTCCTTTTCCTTCGCCCAATGCCTACACCATCCTTCCATGCATTGAGCATACCCTATGAACTCTTTATGGACACTGCAAAAGCAACTAATTCGACTGCTCTTGCCGCCGTCCATAGGAGTTTCTTTGATTCTGATGTTGTGTTGGCAATTACAACATACCTTCTTGTTTTCTACGCTCATTTTTCGCCCTCGCTTTCCAACATTAAACTCATTTGTTGTCCGTCAATGCTTTTCTTGTGCTTTTCGCCTCTTGGTTTATATCCATTTGTTTTGCCAAAAGCATCTTGATATTCGGGTTCTACATCTGCGAATACAAAGTCTTTGCAGTTGTTAGGTCTTTTGCAATAAGTTTCTGCCATAACTTTTTTGTGCTTGTCGCAGTATGGCACATTGTTTACACACAGGCTTACACAGTATCGGCAGTATTGCTTACTCATTATTGTCCTCGCTTTCTGCCTCAATCATTTCCTTAATGTCGTCAAGCACCATATTAAAATTAGCGTTAAACTCTCTTGCATCACGACTTAACTCATACTTGTATTGCTCGCTTTTTGCATCGTCATAAGTTCTGTTGTGAATCCGTATTCTATAATTAAATAGATTTCTGATGTTCTCGTATACTTCTTCAAGTGCCTGCTTGCGTCCTAACTTCATAGCCTTATCGACTTCTTCTAAAATCTGCTTGTCTGTCATTCCTTTTCCCCACTTTCTGCCTTGTACTTGTTAATAATATCAAGTGCCATCTCTAACCCCTCATTTCTATGGTATCTATAATCGCATAAATGAGGTTCTTCATCTTCTCGACAAGATTCTATCTCGGCTCTTATCTTGTCAAGAAAGACCTCTCTGCAAGCGTCCGCATCGAGAATTTTTGCAATCAGCTCCGCATTTTCTTTTAGATTGGTGTGGCAAACCACATCCCTGCAAGCTCCTGCGTAAAAGTCGCATCCGTCTTGATGTACTTCGTCTATCCATCGGCACATTTCACAATGTGCGCAAGATGCACACTTATTTTCTTTTGTCATTTCTTTTCTCCTTTTTAACCTCCACTTCTACCGTCGGTTGGCGGTCAATGATGATTTTTACCATTTCGTTCTTAAAGGTCGGCTCGCTAAAACACTCTTTTAACTTGTCGGCATCTATCAAGCGCATTACTTTCCCTCCTTCTCTGCTTCGCCTAAAACTTCCTTTACCTTCTTTAACGCTGCCTCCTGCTCCGCTCGCATCTGCGCTATATAGCACTGCGCCTTGTATTGCCCGTAAGACAGCCCTCGTTCCTTCGCCGCCGCGTCGGCTGCCACAAGCTCCGCTTCGGTGTTTTTATGCTCCGGCGTGCGATCGCGCACTTCCGACAAAGGATTCTGATATTTGTATCGGTATTGGCAGTCGGACGGCTCGTCCTTCCGCGCTGTGTAGGCTCGGGCTTGTGCGTTCACATGCTCTTTGTTTTCCTGCCGCCAGCGTTGCAGGTAGGCCTTTTTATTTGCCGCCTTGCACTCCGGGGAGCAAAGAGTGTTGTTCGGGTGTCGCGTTTCAAACTCTTTCCCACAAATTTTGCATTTTACGATTGCCATATATCCTACTCCTTTTCCAATATTATGTAGATATTTACATTTTTGTGTGAGTTTTTAATAGTTAAAAAGTTCAACAAATGTTCATTTTTCGCCATTGTCCCCAGTCGGCAAAAATGGTAAATCGCTATTTTCCAATGGTTACAAGGCTTTTTTTGTGTATTGTCCCCACTTTTTTTGTAATTGTCCCCAGTTCTGTCCCCAGTAAGAATGGCTATTTTTCAACCTTGTCCCCACTGTCCCCAGTTTTTTTTGCAATCCCTTATGGAAAAAAGAGAATATATATAATCAAATTTTTATATGCTCACTATATATGTCAAAAAAGTGGGGACACTGGGGACAATGGCTATTTTTCAACATTTTCAGTGGGGACAAAAGTGGGGACAAAGCGGGGACATGACCGGGGACTAAAACAGACAATCAACTGCCGATTCCGGTTCGTCCATTTCGGTAAAACCCTTCGGTTCTTTGTCGTCAAGCAGCTTTAATTCCACCACATGCACTGTATGGCTAATACCATTGATGCGCGTTTTCCGGGTAGTTCTCCCTTCGTCGCATATAGTCAGCTTGTTTTTCTTTAAGTATTTCAGCACATTACTCGGATCATACCCTGCTTTGTCGCAAGCATCATAAAATACATTTTTCAGTATTCTGACGCTCTTTCCGTCGCGGGCGAAAGTTCCGTACAGTTCCGGGCGGTATGTTTCGCCGCTATCCCAATCGTTAAACTTTGCTCTGTTCTGGGCTAACCATTCCAATATCCACTCGTGCGCTCGACGGTTCTCCGAGGCCTGCGCGTTCGTTTTGAGATATTTTGCAAAGTCGTCAACTTCAAGGAGCTGTTTGTCGTGAAATATAAAGTCATTGATTAAAGAATCTGCCACAAGGATAAGCGCGCCTATCGTTGCCTGCTTGTCGGTTATATCTCGCCTCATAAGTGCCGCTTGGTAGTAGTCCTTCATTTCCAACCATGCGTCCACAAGCTCGGAGTCCTGCATTTTCTCGGATAATATCCGCACAAACTCTTTGCCTGCGAATCCATGATTTTTGGTAAAGAACCTTGACAGTTTACTTGCGTCGTCGAAGATGTGTTCAAGGTCGGTCGTGTCGAGTTCGATTACTCTGTTTGCCACACCGCCTGCGCTTGCCGCCGTTACCATAGGCGTTTCCCCGGTGGTAAGGATCGTATTTCGCCATGTGGCGGTATTGCGTAACCCACCGCCACGATTGCCCCTTGTACGCCCTGTACCTTCGGATAGGTCATATATAACGGCCTCAAAGTCTGCACCCGCCGTTCGCTGTATTTGGAGTTCATCAAGGCATAAAGGCAAATTGTGCAAGAACCCCGCGAGAGTTTCCATGCCTACCTTCGTTGCATTAAAGGTTTTGATATAACTCTGCGGATTACCCCACACCGACGAACACATTTGAAGTGCTACCGTCTTGCCGTTTCCAGAACCGCCGTACAAATGCACGAAAAACGGCATAGCGTGTAACGGTTCGACAAGCACCGAAGCAAAGGACGCTGCAAGCATTACTCTCGGCGCAAGTCTGCTATCGGCTCTTATCTCCCTTATCTTTTCTATCCATTTTTCGTAGTTCCCCGACGGCTTTACAGCTTTGAATATATCTTCGTACTCAATGCCGCCGTCATAGGTCAGTCCTTCCGCATAAGGCGAAAAGCCAAACGATCCGATATACCCCAACCTGCTAACCGATTTTGTCATTTTAAGGCGATTGATATTAAGGTCGAGTGCATCATTCAGCCACGATACAAGGGCGCGTGCCGTTTCAGATGTTACCGAAACACCATAGCTTGCCAAATTGACTACCTTGCTTGCGTTTGCCAGCTCTGCACGCTCAAATGTCTGCCGCGTGATTTTGTTTCCGCGTTTCCACATCAGCTCAACCTTTTCCTTGCCTGTTTCAACATCAATAAGCACTGAAATAGGGCAAATAGGGTGCGAACATGCGATTATAGAACCCTTTTCCGTCTGTTTGAATATTGCCCCGGTTGTCGGCTCTATCTGCCACACGCCGGAAATATACTCGTCTTTTATCGCCTCTGATAATTCGTCGAAGCCTTCAATATTGTTTTCCACAATTTCAAGGTCGTTCGATTGCTGCATCTGCTTTTGATACTGTGCATAAGTCGTTTTGAACGCGGTATAACCTACGCTTTTAGCGTGTGCCGCCAACTTCTCGCGTACTTGTGCATGAGTGAAGCCGTTGCCCCGAAGGGAATACAGGAAATCATACGGAGCGGAGCTTTCAAAGTCTTTTTTCGTAAACTTTTCAATATTTACTGGTTTATTCTTCTTCTCCGTCATATTGTTTCAATCCTCGATAACCGAAGGTCAATCTCGTAGTCTAACTTATCCACAAGTGATTGATACCTGTCGCCGTTCTGAATAGAGATTTTGAATATCTTGCGGCGGCGGTCAATCAGCTTGTCGATTTTCGCCTTTTCTTCCGCTCGCCACGCTCTCATACTTTCGGTTATTTTCCTTTCGTCTGCTATTTGTTTCTGCTCGGCGTAGGTCAGTTTGCGGCTGGTTAACCCGAGCATAAAGTCGTTATCTATCTTGTTGCAGGCTTGCGCGAATGTGAGTCCGTACATCTGCCGAACGAACGAAATAAGATCTCCCCCGGCGCCACAGCCGAAACAGAAATACAAGTTTTTCTTTTCGTCTGTATTGAATGACGCGGTTTTCTCCGAGTGAAAAGGGCAGCGCGCAAAACCGTTATGCTTAAACTCGACGCCGTAAAACTCCAAAGCCTCTCGTATGTCAAGGTCGTGTATTTTGCTTGTGTCAATCATTGTTTGCCGTCCTTTCCAGATACTCGCGCAGTTCGTAGTGCAGAATAGCGCCTATAAGCCAACCTGCGTTTTTGCTCTCGGCGAAATGAGTGTGAACATTGTATCTTGCTTCAAGTGTCAAAAGCGACGCCCACATGCTCTGCGGTTTCATCTTGGAGCGGTACTTGCCCGCCTTGATGTCGTCTATACTTCCGTTCTCCACAAGCAAGTGTATTCTCGTGCCACGCTCTGCGGCGCGTTCAAACTCTCGCATAAACCGCGCTCTTTCGCTGCCGAAACACAGTGCGAGTTCGTCAATATCCATTTTTCGCTCAATAGCAAATAGTGAATCCAAACGCACGATCTCGCCGTTCTCGTCGGTGTATTCTGCACCATAGTCGCCTGCTTCTAATTTTTCCCTTCGCCATGCGTAGCCGAGGGACGCAACGCGGCGCTTAAACTTTGGCGTCGGTTGCTCTCTCGTATCTACAAGCACTGTCATGCTCTCCATAGCTTTTGTTATCTCAAATGGTGTCATGGCAATTAGAACGGCATGTCATCTTCCGTAGGCTCTGGGATAGGTGTGAATCCTTCCGGCGGTGTGTCTGTCGGCTCGTCCTTCTTGACAAGCTCCTTTACTGCCGGAGTCTTTGCCTTTTCCGCTTCCTTGTACTCTACGAAAAACTGCGGTTTTGCGTCGGTGTAAATCTTGCCGTTGTACTCGCGTTCTTCTTCGCCGAATACAATGCCAACCTTCTTTTTCTTAAACTGTGCCGCAAAGTCCTTCGCTTCCCAGTTAACTGTCATGTTGTTGGACTGCTCAACGGCAGTAATGAATCTCTTAAACTGTTTGTTCGTGTTGCCTTCGTTGTCCTCGGCCAGAATCCACTTTGTTCCGTCGAACGGCCACTTCTTGTCGGGCTTATCATTTGCCTTGTACTTTGCTGTGAAAAGCCCCGCCTGCGCGTCGTCCTTGTCAAAGTCGAAGTACACCTTTACCATGTCCTTGCCTGTCTTTGACTTACATTCTTCAAGGTTCAGAATAATAGCCTTGTGTCCGCCTGCTTCCGGCTTTGTGTTGTTTGAATTGATGTTGCAATCGTCATATCCGTTTGGTTTTTTCATTGTTCTACTTTCCTTTCGTCATTTGATAAAACTCGCGAATAGTTGTGTCAACGGCCTTCAAGTCGTTGTCTATCTCTGCTTCGCTAAACATTTCCTCGGGTGTCTTTGTGATGTCGCGTCCGTCAGTGGCGGTTCTGAAAAAGTGTCTGCCGTCCTCGCTCATGCAGCGGAGAACAATCGTACACATTCCTTCAATGCACACCTTATCGTTCAGCAACTTGCCGATTGTGCGGAGCTTGGTGTCGCCGTAGTCGTTCGTTTCCTCGTGCATCATGATATACACGATCACATCTTCCGGGAGCGCCTTTGCCGCTTGAATCAGCTTCCAGAACGAATCCGCAATATCGTTATACAGGTCGAATGTGCTTGCGCCTTTTGCGATATTCGCATGTCCCTTCATAAACTTGTTTGTCATCAGATAGCCTGCGTCGTCGATAACGGCTACCTTTGTCGGCATTTTCTGTAATGCGCCGATAATCGTGTCCACATTGTCAGACTTGCCAACATACTTGAAATTGCCCTTGAACGGCAACCTCTTGTCGATTGTGTTGATTAAGAAAATCTCGTCTGACTTAAAGTTTTTCAGACTGCGGGATTTTCCGCTTCCGCTTGCTCCGTAAATTAGTACAACTTCTGCCATGTTACCCTCCTATTTAATGCTCATGCTCTTGCCTTCAACGATACTCGCACCGTCAAGGGTGTTGCCTTCTTTGATGTACGCCTTAATCTCTGCCTTAATCGGCTTGTACTTCGTTTCCACTTCTACAAGGCCTGCCGGAAAGGATTGCAGGTCGGCGTTCTCGTCAATCTGCACACTTTCGGTCTTGCGGTAAGTGATCGCTGCTCTTGCGCCCTTAAAGGCTTCGCCGTTGGTGTATCTTGCAAGGCTCTCTTTGTGGCGGTCAATCTTGTTTTCAAGCGCCGATATTCTGTCAGACAGCGCCGCCTTCTCGTCCTTCATAGCCTTTAACATGGCTACCTCGTCCTTGATATATACGGCAAAGTCCTCGATTGCGTCCGGCATAGATACTTTCAGCTCGTTCAGCCTTGCTTCGACTTCCTCGTTAATCTCGCCTGTTTCGTTGTCGATAAGCTGGTCGAGTAATTCTTCCATTTCGCGATTGATTTCATAAAGTTTCATATTTTAGCCTCCTAACCGACCACCACTGGGCATCTTGACAATTCGTAAAGATAGTCGCCGCTTTCACTTTGAACAAAGCACTGTATATATTTGACGCTTTGCTTGATAAGTGTTTGCGCTGTTTCTAATGCTTGCTGCTCTGTGTGAAAATAAATAGTTACTTCTTGTTTCCTTGTGCGGATAGTCAAACTTGGATAATAAGTCATTTAGAACAGTTCCTCCTTTTCGTTTGGATCATTGAATGGTATAACCTGCGGAGTCGCCGCAACGACCGCCTTGATAATCTCAACCTTGCGATAGTCTGCGTTTTCCTCGTCAGCAATAACCGCCTTGATAATTTCGAGATTTCCCTGCGCTCTGACAAGCGCCTTGTATTCTTCGTTTGTAATGTTAATCATGTTTAATTCCCTCCCATAATTCTCTTGTAAACCGCTATTACCTGCCCCTCGTGGAGCTTCATAGCGAACGATACGCTGTACTTCTTGGCAATCTCTGCCCTCATTTGTTCGATTGACATTGTTTCCCCTCCTTTTGTTAATCGTCTAACCTGTGCTTGTACTCGTCATAATCGCGGTCGGCTTTTTCTTCCTCAATCTGTTCGTCGCGTTCTCGCTGGCAGTAATCAAGTGAACAAAAGCCTGTGCCGTCGTCGTAGTATTTGCAGTTCCAACAACTCATTGATTTAATCTCCTTCTTTTAGTCCGCCATTTTAATCATTATGTAACCGCTCTTTTCCTTCGCCTTGTCTTTGACCTCTTGCGGGGTTACCGCCAAAGCGTCTGCGGTATCTTGCTTTGAAAATATGTCGCCGATATACATCATTCCGTTTTCAATTCGAATTGCCACTCCATAGCCGTTGGCTAAAAGGTAGTCGTAAAAGGCTCTCGCCTCTGCCTCGTGTCCTTCATATTTGAGTTCTAATCTTTCTTTTAACATTTCTTTTCCTCCTGATATTTCTCTATTTTTTCTGTAAGTTCCGAATACAAATCGAAAACTATGTCTTTTGCCATTTCTACAACCTGCAACATTGTTTCGTTTTCAATTTCGAGATTGCCGTTGTAAAAGAGGTATTTTGCCTTTTCGGGAGCAAGAGTTCCTTCGTCAAGAACCTTTTTCTCGAGATTTAATTTAGCTCCAAGCCTCAACGATTTCATGTAGTAATCGCCGATTATATCTCGCTCTTTTGCGGTCAAGTGCATCGCCTCTCTTACATTCCTTTGGGCATCACATAAAACCCGTTTGGCGAGGTTGTAATGTGCCGCCGCTAAAAAATAGTCGTTTTTCCTTTTCATTTAATCTCCTTTCACTACGATATAAACTTGGCTCGTATAAACGCCCTTGTTTATGGCTTCTTCGTGGCTATCCACAAAGATGTCTATACAATCTGTCTTTGCCGGATTGCCAAAGCGATCCTCGACAACCCTAAACTCGCCGAGTGCTTCGATATATACCGTTGTGCCGATTGGTACGCCTTCCATAGCAATCGTTTTGCCTGCCGTCGCCTTTGTGCCGCTTGCGGTTATTCCGTTGTCTTTGCCGCAACAAACTCGGCAAGCGCAATAATGGCTACATCTGTATTCGCCGATTGGCATAATGCACGATACATCAGATATGTCTATGGGCGCGTCATTTTCGATTTCAGCGACTTTTTGCTCCAACGCGTCAACTCGTTCGGTCAGCGCGTCAAAATCGCTTAAAAACGATTTCTCGGCTTTATGCCCCATACCGATTAGCAGGGCGATAATCATTACCCACGATATGACTACAACGATATATGTCTGTTTCGTTTCTCTGCTCATCTTGTCCTCGTTTCTACCCATTCTATGAACCGTTCTCGCGGTATCTGGTAGGTTTGTCCTTTTTGCCTCGGCAATAGCGGGCAACCTTTTGTGTTCAGCAAGGCCGTTATCTTTTTCCGGGATAGTCCGGTCAATGTCATGGCCTCGGTTATTGTGATGATTTTCTTTTCCATTTTGTAACCCCTAACTTCGCACCTGTTCCTTCAACATCTGTCTGCACGCATGGCTGTGTAGTTTTACACTTAAAACAGTACATGTGCTTTACATGCCCTATATGAGTCATGCCTTTTGTCTTTGTCGCCGGAAACTCTGTTCCGCATACGGTACATTGAAATGTGCGTTTAATCATTGCGTTCGTTGTTCTCCTTGTTTTTTTGCAAGTTGTCGGGCAAAAAAATATCCATAGGGTTAGTGTCTGTAATCGTACAAAACAGGACGAATTTACTTGCAGGGAAATCGTTTATTCCATTTTCCCAACGGCTGTAAGTCGGCTGCGATGTTCCGAGTTTTTCAGACATTTCCGCCATGGTTAAGTTCTTGCCTACGCGAGCTTGCTTAATTGTTAGTTTCAATTTAGGTTTCCTCCTTCCTGTGCCTCAACACAACTCAATCTTATTACGCAGATTGCGTTTTGTCAATACTTTTTTGCAACTTTTTTTGCGTTTTCGCAATACGATATAAAAGAAATGTATAAAAAACCGTTGCAAAGTCTTGCTTTTAGAGGTAATATAAAAATGAAAAAACAACATAGATAGGGGGGTGGTTTTATGAAGAACAAGATTGAAGAATTTAGGCACAAATACGATTTAACGCAAGCGGATATAGCAAGAGCCGCAGAAGTCAACCCCGCGTCCGTATCGCGGTGGGAGCAACAAGAAACGCAACCAAAGGCAAAATATTTAATGAGGTTGGCGAGGAGGTATAAAGTCGAGCTATCCGAATTGGCAGATTTGGACGATGACGACCTTTTAGCATTTAGAGATAGGATACATGAGTTTCAACAAAAACCTATTTTTCCGCAACCGGACTACATAGTTTCTGACGGCAAAAAAACCTTTGTAATCGAACAAACGGAATCTACATACGAAAAGATACTAAAAGCCCTTTCAAACTTGTCCGATAGAGAGCTTGAAACAGTATGGGGTGTAGTGTCAAGATTACAAAGGGGTTGATTTTATGGCAGCACCTAAAAAGAGGAATGGGAAATGGCATGGCACAGTTTATTCGCACACCGACGAAAACGGCAAGCGGATATACCATTCCATAACCGCCGACACAAAGGCCGAGTGGCTTGCTGCCGAAAAAGAGTTCAAGGCGCGGAAGGCACTGGGAGAAAAGGAAAAGAAAAAAGTCCGCGATACTGTCGGGGATATTGTAGAAAAGTATATTGCCCTTAAAACCCCTGTGCTTTCGCCGACGACGCTTGACGCTTATAACAGGATAAGACATCACGCGTTTCCGGGGCTAATGGCTATGAAAGTTTCCGATCTAACTCGGACGATCGTCCAACAGCAGATTGCGGCCGAGTGCCAACGGACGACACAAAGGAGCGGCAAGCCCCTATCCGCAAAGACAATCAAAAATGAATGGTTTTTGGTTGCCTGCGCATTAAAAGAGCTGTGCGATTTGCAATTTCGGGTTACTTTGCCGAAAGTGGCAAAACCGATTGTCGAATTGCCGGAGCCTGCGGAAGTGTTTGAGGCGGTTCGCGGTACGGATATAGAATTGCCTTGCTTACTTGCTATGTGGCTTTCGCTTTCAGCTTCGGAGATTCATGGGCTTACTTGGGACGACTATACGAAAGAAAAACTTTACATTCGCAAAGTTCGGATTCGCACTTCCAAAGGTTTAGTCGTCAAGCAGACTGGCAAAGCCGAAAAGCGCATAAGGGTGCTATCCGTTCCACCGTATATTGACGCCCTAATTGCCGATATGAGCCGAGAAAGCGAGTACATTGTGCCGTTATCCCCTACACAAGTAGAAAAGCGGTTTAGGGCGATTAGTGAGGCACAGGGTTGGGGCATATCGTTTCACAAGCTCCGGCACATCAACGCGTCGGTTATGGCCTTGCTGTCTATCCCGACACAGTACGCGCAGGAGCGCGGCGGCTGGAAAACTCCGTACACAATGCAGGGTGTTTATCAGCATACTTTCGGCGAAGCGCGGAAAACTTTCGACAATGTTATCGACAATTACTTTGAAAACATAGTGAAAAACTCCGCAAAATAGTCCCATGTCCTAACGCCACAAACGGCTAATTTTCAACATTCTTACAAAAATCTTGTTGATATTAGTCCCATCACTCTAAAATTTAGGCTCTGTAACCGTTGAAATTTCAACATTCTTGGAAATCGCTTCAAAAAATGCAAACAGGTATGCAAACATAAAATTGAAAAGCATTGAAATTATGCGGTGTTCAGCGACTATATGAATGGGTTCGATTCCCATCACCTTCACCATTCAAGAACGGTTGATTTTTCAATCGTTCTTTTGTTTTGCCTTGAAATTGCAACGGTTTCGGCTTTTCCGTCTTTGTCTATATTTTGCCCGATTTTTCCACCTTTTTCCCGATTTATGCAAACATTTTCGCAAAAATGCAAACAAAAATGCAAACATTTTTGTGTACCAAAATTGCACCATACTCCCAAAGGAGTACATAGCCCAATAGAAAAACACCCGAGTTTCCCCGAGTGTTCTTCTTCACAAACATTTTAACAAATTGAGAGGTTAAACCGACGAATTAAGGAGTTCGTACAGTGCCTTCGCCGTCGCCGGACTGTTGATGCCATAGCGCCCATTGATGTAGTTCGCTATTTCTTCCTTATTCGTATAGCCGTTACTATCTCTATCTGCATTTTCGATTATATCATTAAGCTGTTCGCCTGTCCACCCTGCATTGAAGATTTTTTCGGCTGCGGACTTTTTCTTGTCGGAGATATTAAGCCCCGAATAGTAGTTGTCGTCATACTTTCCTACCATTTCATAAGCGATTAGCCCTTTGTTAGTTCTGCCGTATTTACCTTCGGTGCTATCATATAACGACTGCACACTGTTCGCGTTTATGCCTGCGTCCTTCATAGCCCGCGCCCTTGCGAGTTCCTTGTCAGACACACTCATTACGGAGCGAATCTGTTCTGCGGTGCGCCCTTCGCCGAGTAACACGAGTGCCTTTGCCGCAGTTGACGAATACTGTGCTTGCGTGTTATACATCTTCGCCCAGTTCTCTTTTGTCATTCCGCTTTTACTGTCGTAGCGCTTCTGCACATTGGTCGGAAGTGCCGCATAGGTCGGCATTTTCTTTGCCTGCTCCGCCAGCTTTTCCGCACTTGCCGCGATCTTATTGCGTTCCTCACGCAGCTTGTCTATATCGGCCTTGTGGTCGCCGCCGTCTGCAAGTAGTTCGCGCTCCTGCTTTGAGAGGTCGTTCAGCTCGTTAGACAGCTTCGTGTAAACCTTGTACCGCGCCATATCCGCGTCAGAATCGTTCTTATTCTGTGTTGCCTTTTCCTTCGCCGCATAAAACTTTTGTGTTTCGTTCGAGGAAAAGCGTGGATCAGCCGAAAACTTTGATGTGAATGGTTCAACAAGTGCGTTCTGTGCGCGTTCGGATAACGAATCGCCTGTTGTCGCCTTCTGCGCAAGTTCGCCAAAGTAACCGCCGTAACTGTCGATTAGGTAGTCCGTTTTCATTGGGCTGTCGAGCGGGCTGTTAATCGGCACTTTGTTTGCGATCGCGCTAATAGCCTTTGCCACTCCGCTTGTTTTTGCGTCGCGTTGGTTAATCGGCTTTTCGCCCTGTAAATACTGCGGTACAATCTGTCTGCCTGCGAAGTCTGTACCGCTTTTTAGGTTGACCGCAATCGGAGCGAGTACGTTGTCCGTTACCATTGAAGGTGGCAGGAAGTTCGTTCCGAGAGTGCCTGCGAGTGTTGGCATAGCATTTTCGTCGCCTGCAAGCGCTTCGACTAACGCGTTAAGAGAGCCGCCAGCAATAGCCCCATATTCACGATTAAGAGGAATCTTAATAAACTCTTTTGCATAGCCGTCCTCGTCCTTTTCGCCGTCGAGCTTCGGTATAATAAGGTAGTTTTGCTTTAACCTATCCGATAACATCTGATAGTTCGGGTTGTTCCAGTTATACGCTACGGAGGCCATATAAGGTGCTGTGATGTATGCCGCCGATTTTGCGATTGTTTTAAGCGGGTGCGCCTTCGCCGTCCTTGCAAACTTGTCAAGGCCTTGCGCCGCCGCGTTGAGATACAATACCCAACCGTCAAGCGCCTTTGTCATATAGCCACTACGCGAGAAGTTGACGGTAACATCTGCTGCCTTTTGGAGTGCTTCGAGCGGATTGCCCGAACCCTTTTCGAGTTCGGATATAAACTCTGCAAATCTCGGGAGCGTTTCTGTTCCTTCGCCGAGCCACGACATTACATTCTTTGTCGCGTTCCACAGCCCTTTCCCGCCTTCGTCTGCCTTAAAGCCCTTGCCCTGCGCAAAGTAGCCCGCGTCCTTGCCGCCTAAACCCTTGTACTGTTCAAGCATAGCGCGGTACTCTTTATTCGCTCCGGTCATACCCGACAAAGCCTTGCCGAGTGATGATAACTTCGTCGAGATTGGGAAATCTGACTGTATAAGATAGGTAGGTATATCACGCAACGCATTTGAGAGTGCGAAAATAGGGTTTAGGCCAGTGATAGCCGACTTCATAGGGTTGGTTATCTTCTTACCTACGCTTGCGAGTGCCTTTGCCCCTTCGCCGTCGTATGCGTCCTCTAACAGTTTGAGTGCCTTTGCTACATCCTCGGAGATAACCGCCGTAATAGGCTGTCCGTCCACATAAGCGGTTAGTGAGTACGAGCCGTTCGCCAGCTTTTTAAGGCTGCTGTATTCGGCTTCGGTCATATCTGCGGTCAGGTCGAGTTCGTCTGCAATTCTTCTGCCTTCCTTGCTCGGTACGCCTGCTTCGGTCGAAATGCGCCCAAAGTCCGCAAGGTCGTCGGGGTACATTTTGAGATCGCCGACAAGTTTGGTGTAAAGTCCGTTGCGGCGGCCTGCCTTTACCATTGAGCCTATCTGCTCCGCAAAATCTTCTTCTATGCGCTTGATAGCACTCTGACCGCCCTTCGCCTTCTTGTAGCCCTTGCCTGTGGAAATCTTGCCAGTGCCGAGGCCTGCGCCACCTACACCGCCTTTATCTACGCGGTAGGTCGGTACATAGTTCGGGTACATCGCATTAAGCGCTTTCCACTCGTCCTCACTCATTCGCCCCGTATTAACAAGCCATTCGTGAGTGAACGCCTGCCACCACTCGTTTATGTCGGCTGTGTACTGCGCGAAGTCGGGGTGCTTTTGGAGCATTTCGTTGACAATCTTCTGACTCTCGGCGATTGTGTACTTTGCTTCGCCGTTCTCATTCAGCCAGATTGGTTTACCTTGATTCGTTCTGTCTATGTTGTGCAAGTGTGCCGCATAGGTATTAAAGTCGTCAAGTTCGTTCTCGGGTATCTTTGTAATAAGGTCTTTGTATGAGCCGTAAGTGCTTCCGTCTGCCCTTGTGAGCGCCTTGCCGTCAAGCCCTACAAGGTCATTATTGAAAATGTGATTGGTAGTTCCGCTTGAAGTTCTGACCGCTTGCTTCGCCGCGTCGTAGTTCTTGTCTATCGCCTTCCCCATTTCGTCGAGTTCTGCGGTGCTGTCGAACAGTGCTTTTCTGCCTTCCTTCCACCACGATTTTACCTTTTCGCGAGTAGTCGGTTCTCGGTACTCTCTTGTAGGAGCAATATCCGGCGCCTCGGGTGGTTCTGCCTTGACCGTCTGTACCTTTGTGTCGGCTTCGGTCGGCAGGTCGGCTTTATTCTGCTTGGCGGCATTTGCCGTTTTCAGTCCTTCGCGCAAATCTTTCGGTCTGCCAGTAAAGCGTTGCTTTGTTTCTGTGATAAGTGGGCGTGATACGCTTTCGTCTGCAAGTGCATTTGCCGCCGCGTCCTGCTGCTCTCTGTCGAGTATGCGGAGCGTGGTAAAGTCGTCTGTTGCCGTCTTATTCTTATAATCGCCTATGAAGTCGAGAATGTTGCTCCACACATCGCCTTCATTTTCGGCAGGTGGGAGTACGCCCGGATAGCGTTCGGTTAGGTCAGCATACACTGTGTCTATCGGCATACCCTTTTCGCCCTTGCGTCCTAAATGCGGATCAACAAGTCGAAGGTCGCCAAAATATGCTTTCCTTGCGCTTCCGTATGAGCCGCCGTTCTTATAGCCGAGTTCTCCCTTGCCTACATCACTTACGGCAATCGGGCGGTTGCGAAGTTCATTCTTAACTGCTCGCATATCGTCTGTGATAACCTTTGTATCGTCGAACACATCATACGCAGTTTCGGAGTTGATAGCCTCGGCAATTCGTGCGGCTTCCTTCTGATTTTTCGGTGTCTGTCCGTTTTTCGCTATGTCGGCAAATAAAGCACGCATTTCGTCTTTATGTGTATCGACAACACCCTTCTCCACATCTGGCAAATATGCCTCTCGGAAAGTATCAACAAAGTCGTCAAACTCCTCGTCGTTAACTTTCTTCTCTGTGCGGAGGTCAATGTCGGGTTTTGTCGCCCTATATTGCCGAATTTCCTTAATTGCCTGTTCCTGTTCGCCCTTCGGCAGCTTTTCTACCGCTTCTTTGATTTCGCCCTCGGAAAGTGAGGCTATATTTTCCTTTGTGAGCGATTTTCCGCTCTTTAAGGTAATACCTATCAATTTCGATACTGCAAGCCCCACACCTAAATCTACGGCCTCTTGGACGGCAAGCTCTTTTAACGCCTCTTTTCCGCGCTTATTTTCCTTGCCATAGATGTTCATAGCGTTCAAACCGAGGCCAACGGTCGCATCTTGGAGCGCATTTGTGGCAAGTAACGAGGTTGCCTTGCTTGCGTTCGGGAGTACCTTCCCGATAACCTTTGCCGCCGCCGCTTCTGTGCCGGCATACGGTATCGCGTACTGTGCCGCCATACCTGCCATACGCCCTACCTTGCCTTCGGTAGATGTTTCGCGCAGTTCCTTAATCGCCTGCGCCTGCGGTGTAGAATAATCTGCTCCGTCTTTGACTGGGGAAAAGCCTTCTGCAAAACCCGACATAAACCTTGCAAGGCCACTGTCGGTCATAATGTTGAGTGCGTTCTGATCGCGTGCGGCCTTTTCTGCGTCGGTTAAGGTCTGCCGTTCCATACCCGTACCGCCAAAGGCTCTGATGTTGCCCGCGTTCTTTTCGGTCGCGGTTTTGAGGTCAGCCTTTTCGCCTTCGGTTAGGTCGCGCGCTATGCCCTTCCCCATTCTGTCGTAATAATCTTTTGTCGCTGCCGCGTCGTTTTTCGCCGCGTTTTCGCGCAACTTCTTAAAATCTATTGCCATTTTACCCTCCTATAAATTGAAGGTCTTGATAAGTTCCTTTGCCTGCGCTTCGCTTATCTTGCCCGAATTGTACTCGGTTTCGATTCGCTCGATAAGTCCGGCGGTGTTCTGTCTGCCAGTCGGGGTATTAAGATACTGACCGATACGATTTTTTAGCGTGGTAAAGTAATCGGTGTTGTCGGTTGCGGTCGGGAGCGCTCTGTCCTTTGGGCTGTTCGGCGAAACAAGTTCTCCGTCGCCACTATTGCCCTTTCCACCGCCACTACCTTTGGCGCTTGTTTTAAGTGCCTTTGCGTTTGCGGTCTGTCTGCGCTTCGCTTCGGTCAAGAACAGAATACGCCAGTCGGAAGTCGGCACGCCTTGACGCTTTAACTCGAAAATGTCCTTGTCAAAGTCATAAGCATAGCCGTTTGCAGCCGATAACGCTTCAAGCTGTTCCATAACGCCCTCTTGTGCCTTCTGTTTTTCTCTCTCGGCGAGGATAGCGTCGTCCTGTGCTTTGCGCTTTGCATTTATGTCGGCATCAACTTTCATTTTGGCGTTGCCGTACTTCTCGTCTATGTCAGCCATTATCTGCTGTTCATTCGCCTTATTAGCGGTTCGCAGATTCGCAAGGCGGCCGTTTACACCGCTCTGATAACGGCGCAAATTGTGTTCTATATTGCCCGCGTTCGCTTGGAGCGCATAGCGTTCGGAGTTTGTATCGGCCTGTTGGTTTGCGTGCCTATAAGCCGCCGCCACCGCGTCGTCATAGTTGGCATTGTTAATCTGCTCTGCCTCGGCAATATCGGCGAGTGCCTTGTCAGCAATCGCCTTTACCGCCGCCTTATCTTCTTCTTGGAGCGCCGCACTTGCTTGTGCATACGCCCTCTGTGGTGTGTCGTAATACATATTCCACCTCTATTTATTTGTAACCCAGTCTTGCCTTGATTTCTTCAAGTGCCTGCGCTTCTGCCTGCGCCTTTGCGTTCGCTTTCTGCAAATAAGCGTCTGCAATTCGGTCGCCATAGGTCTGACGGATAGCCGCAACATTCTGCTCTATTCCGTTTGTAGCGCTGTTTCTGTTCGTCAGAATCTCGGCCATTTGTCTGTTATACGCGTCCTGCGCGTTCGCATAGTTCTGTGCGTAAGCGGTGCGCGCGTCGAGTAAAGCGGAGTTGATGTCGCCGCCGGAAATACCGTTCGCCGCAAGCACTTCTTCAAGGGCCTTTAAGTCGAGCTGTGAGTCGATATACTGTTGGCGAAGTTCTGCGTTTCTCGCGTCGGTCGCTTCCTTCTGCTGCAAGTCGTACTGTGCGTTCGCCGCCGCAAGCTGTGCGTTCTGTGCGGCAATCTGTTCCTGCCTCTGATTTTCGAGCTGCTTAATAAGCTGTTGATACTGTGCGTCTTGAATTGCGGTGTTCGCCAAATCAACGCCCTGCGATTTATCAGTTTCGGCAAAGCCGTTCGGGTTCTGATTGAGATAGTTCAGAATCGCGATCTTTGCGTTGCGGTACTGTTCTATCAGCTTCATAGCCGCCTCGTCGCCACGAAGTCTTGCGTCCTCGTAGTCCTGCGAATAGTCGTGATTAAGGTCGATTTCCTTGTTATCCCACATATAGATGTTAGGTACGGTGGAAAGGTCAACCGTCGGTGTAACAGGGGTTGTCTGCTGTGTAGTCGGTACAGTTGGGGTGGTAGGCTGTGTAACAGTTGGTGTGTAGTTGCCACCACCACCGCTTGAACGACGGCTACTACCGCCACCGCTACCGCTACCGCTTGTGCCAGTGCTACCCGAACCGCTACCCGAACCGCCTGTGCTTCTCGGTGTAAGCCATTCCGGCGCTTGCGTGTCAGCCGCCTTCGTCTGCGCCGCACTATCTGCTGCCGCCGCCTGCGCATAAGCCTGTGCCGCAGAAATGCCCTGCTGGGCTACATTCTTAATAGGATCGCTTGTGGCCGCTTTTGCTTTTGCGTTAATTGCCGCCGCCGCTCCGTTCTGATTTATAAGCCCCGAAAGGTCGGTCTTTTTCTCTTTTGTATCTTCTCTGAAAAACTTGCCGTCTAATGCCATTCCATTACTCTCCTTTCCTTGTAAAGAAGTATGTTGTGATTGCGCCGTAGCTCGTGCAGAACAGCGCGAGTAACTCTTTTGAGGGGTTAATATCGGTAAACATCAGCGCGATAAGCGTTCCCGTAAGCGCCAATGTTACGATTGACTTCACATTGATTAAGTCTGCTATCCTGCTTGCGATTGTTTTCTTTTCTTCATTCATGGTGTGTACTCCTTTCAATAGGCAACGCCCTAACTTGATTCATCAACGGATCGAGTTGTCCGTTCCAGCCGAATTTTTTGTAGAGGTCGTGCCAGCTTTCCGCATATTGCTTGTCCGCGTCGGAGGCTTCTCCGTCCGCTACGAGTTCTCGGAGGTATCTTGTGAGTGAATCTCGCATAAGATATTTGAGCGCTTCTCTCACAAGGTCGTTTTTGTCTT